CACATATGATAACAAATACTTTGATTTGCCTGATTTAGTGTATGGTGTTAACAGAGTTATACCATTTGCTGCAGCTTCTACATCAAAGAACTTATTTGATTTACAATATCAATTAAGATTAAATGATTTATATGACCTAACATCAGTATCACTCATCTATTATAAACAAGTAATGAGTCATATTGCTTTACTTGATTTAGAATTAAATGGTCATCCAATGTATCGTTTTAATCGTATGCAAGGTCGTTTATTCTTAGATATTAATTGGGGAGCTGATATTGCAATGGGTGAATTTATTGTTATTGAATGCTATCGTGCTTTAGATCCAGTTGAATGGGGTAAAGTGTGGAATGAACCTTGGTTAAAGAAATACACCAGTGCTTTAATTAAAAGACAATGGGCAACAAACATTAAGAAATTTACGGGTATCTCATTACCAGGTGGTGTAACACTTGACGGTAATGCTTTATTTGATGAAGCAAACAATGAGATCTCACAACTAGAAGATGAGTTAATTAATAAATCAGCTCCACTTGAATTCTTTTTAGGATAACTAATGCCACGTTCAGTATATTTCAGTCACGGCACTAGGTCAGAACACTTACTACATGAAGATATCATTGTAGAGTCTATTGGTATTTATGGCCAAAACTTCTATTATATTCCAAGAGAACTTGTAGCAAAAGACGAGATACTAGGCGAAGATCGGCTTTCTAAATTTAAGAAAGCGTTTGCGATCGAGATGTACCTAGAAAATGCAGAAGGCTTTGAAGGCCAAGGTGCATTCATTCAAAGATTCGGCGGAATGATGATGGAACAATCTGCTACATTAACTGTAGCAAGAAGACGTTGGGAACAATTGGTAGGAAGATTCGGTGCAACAACTATACCATCACGACCTAATGAAGGTGATCTATTGTATTTCCCTTTAACTGATGGTCTATTTGAAATTAAGTTTGTACAGCATCAAGATCCTTTCTATCAGATTGGTAAACTCTTTGTATATAAACTTGAAGTTGAACTCTTTCAATATGCTTCCGAAAGAATGGAAACTGGTATTAAACAGATTGATGACTTCGAAACGCTTAAATCATTTAGTACTGATGTTGTACAGAATGGTACCATAAGAGAAATAAGAGTGACAAATCGAGGAACAGCATACAATGCTGCACCTACAGTAGAGATTGAAGCGCCACAGGCCTCTCAATCAACTGCATTGGCTACAGGAACTATTGTTAATGGCGCATTAAGTTCTATTGAAGTAACATATGGTGGAGTAGAATATACATCTACACCAACCGTAACAATTAGTAATCCAGATATAGGATCAGATGTAGCAACAGCAACAGCTTCAATATCTAATAATAAAGTTACAAGTATATCGATTGTAAACCCTGGTTCTGGATATGCTTCAGCTCCAATAATTACAATTGATCCACCTCCATTATATACAACTGCAGCGGCAACTGCGATACTTGGAGATCAAGTTGGTGTTAATGACACTGAAGTTATAAGAATACGTTTAGATAATCCTGGATCTGGATATACATCGCCGCCCACTGTAACAATTACAGGTGTTGGAACTGGAGCAACTGCAGTAGCTTATATTGAGAATCTAGATAAACAAGATTCTTTTGGTGACAATAATAAATTTAAGGAAGAAGCTGCTGATATCTTATTTTCAGAAGATAACCCATTTGGAGAAGTTAACTAATGTTAAACGATCAAGTCTATTATCACGGAGCAATAAGAAAAAGTATTGTTGCTTTTGGTCGACTATTCTCTGATATTAGAATTCAAAGAGCAAATAATGATGGTCAAGTAGAACAAACAATACAAGTGCCATTAGCGTATGCTCCAAAAGAAAAATGGTTAGTAAGAGTAGATGGAGACCCATCTTTAAATAACTATACATATGTTTCACTACCAAGAATGAGTTTTGAAATTGTAAGTTATGCTTATGACCCAACAAGAAAAACAAATAAACTAAATCGTATTACATGCGAGAATTTGAATGGTACTAATAAGAAATCTACATTTAGTCCTGCCCCATATAATATAG